CACAAGTTCCTGAGGAACATAAATCATTTAATATTCTAGAGTTAGAAAATGGACACTTTGCTGCTCAACCTAATAATAGAACATTATTTTATGATAAATCATTAACCCCGGCTGAACCCAAGCAACCTGATTTTAAAGTATCGACCGTTGAATATAATGTGGAGTCGGTGAGTAAATGGACTGCAGGAGATGATACAAACTATTTTTATAATTTTAAAGAACAGAAGTAATGGCAAAGCAACCCAAACAAACTGCTTCATTAATACATATACCCAAAAGAACTAGTATAGGAAATGGAAAAGTTAAAATGTCTTCAATGAATAAACATAAACGTAGAAGTTATAAGCCTTACGCTAGGCAAGGGAAGTAATGCCTGTATTATCTTCTGGTTCTAAGTTTGTTACTCATGCGACAGCGTTAACAACAACAAGTGATATAGATTGTTATGTTGTTCCCGCTAATTTTTCTTCTCATGTAGAACACTTACTAATTACCAATAGTGATTCTAGTAACAGAAACTATACACTAAAATTTTATGAATCAGATACTGCTACTACACATACATTATTTAGTTCTCATGCAGTTACAGGAAAAGGAAGTGAATCTATTTTTACAGTAGATAAACCTTTGTATATACACGCAGGGGATAAATTAATTGTATCAGCAGGGACAATTAATACATTAACAGTGGTTATAGCAGCAGAAGAATTTTATGAAGGGGCAAGATAATGGTAGCTAAATTAATTAAAGTATCAAAAGCATTAAGTAAAGCATCAAAGATGCATAAGAAACAATCTAACATAATTAAAAATCATGTTAAGAAAATGACCAATGGCAAAAAAAAGAGACCCTAAAGTAGGTACAGGGAAAAAACCTAAAGGGTCAGATAGGAGATTATATACAGATGAGAACCCTAAAGACACTGTTAGTATTAAGTTTGCTACAGTCCAAGATGCAAAAGCAACCATTGCAAAAGTTAAAAAGATTAATAAACCCTATGCTCGTAAAATTCAAATTCTTACTGTGTTGGAACAAAGAGCAAAGGTAGCCGGTAAATTAGAACAAGCAAGATTAGCAAAAAAAGCAAAAGAAGAATTAAGGAGAAAACATCGTGGCACTAGCTAAATCACAAAAAAGTTTAAAATCTTGGACCAAACAGAAATGGAGAACCAAGTCAGGGAAGCCATCTGCTAAAACAGGAGAAAGGTATTTACCCAGTGCTGCGATTAAAAGTTTAACCCCTGCCGAATATGCAGCAACAACGAAAGCAAAACGAGAAGGAACAAAAGCAGGGAAACAGTTTGTGAAACAACCAAAACGTATCGCAAAGAAAACAAGAGCCTATAGGAGGGTAACATGAAAGAAACAATCGAATGGTTAAAAGGAAAATGGGATAGCCTAAACAAACAAGCAAAGATGTTTGTTGCAGGTGTTGCTATTATTATTCTAATCGCATTAATTCAAGGATGGTGGAACTAATGTTAGCAATGGCAAGATTTCTTCTGACAAATGGAGTTAAAAAATTTATTACTAAATATGGTAGAGCAGCTTTAACTAGAGTTAGAGACTTTATTAAAAGTAATCCAAAAAAAGTAGAAGGAATAAAACCAACAGTAAAACAAGAATCTGTTGAAAACTTACCTTTGTTTAAAAAACCAAAATATGATTTTAGTGATTTAGTTAGAAAAACAGATACTACTAAAAAAACCTTAAAAGGTAGAACAAAAGGCATGGATATATCTAAAGGAATGTAATTATGGCAACATTAACAAAGAAACAATTAAAAATAGCAAATCAAACTCCACCGATGAATAAAATTACAGGAAGTGATTTTGCAGCATTACGTAACAAAGGTAATGACATATCTAAAAATATGTTTACTAAAAATAATGGCAATAGCAAAACGAGTACGTAACAAAAGTACAGGTAGAAATTACAAAAAGGAATATGCCTCCTATCAGGGCAAACCTTCTGTTATTGCCAAAAGAGTTTCCAGAGACACTGCACGTAGAGCGATGCAGAAACGTGGCTTAGTCAAAAAGGGAAGTGGTATGGATGTTGACCACAAGGATGGAAATCCTTTAAACAATTCTAAAAAAAATTTAAGAGTCATGAGTAAATTTAAAAATCGTTCCTTTGCAAGGAATAAAAACGGAGGTAAAATATAATGTTAGCGATGGCTAGATTTTTCCTGTCAAAGGGAGCAATTCAGTTTATAAAAAAATATGGAGCGAAAGCTTTAAAAGATGTAAAAAAATATATTACAAAAAATAAATTAATTTGGGATGGCAAAAAGATTGTTGAAAAAACAACTAAGATTAAATCAAAAGTAAATCCAAGAATTAAAAATGCAAATAAAAAATCTACTAAGAAAAAAGATTCTTTTGATGAAGAATTAAAGAAAAAAGAAGGTACAAAAAACTTTAACAAAAATAATAAAAACATTAATAAAAAAGTAAATGATACTAAATTAACATCTAATGTTAATAAAACACCGACAATGATAGGTGCTATTTTAGGTAAAGCAAGAAAACACCCTTTTGCTACAGGTATGGTTGTTATTCCTGCTAGTATGGGACTAGTAAACAAGGCTAGTAACATGATGAAAGAGATGACTACTAAATCAGAACCTAAAACTTTTGCCCAAGCTTTTAGAGAAGCTAGAAAAAATAAAGGACCGGATGCAGTATTTACTTATAAAGGTAAACAATACAGCACTGTAACAGAAGACCAATACAAAAAAGCAGGATTTAATTCTCTTCGTGAGTATTTAAATGCTAAGAAAAAGAAGTAATGGCTCTATCAGACGCAGAAAAAAAGAAAAACTTTTTAAAAAAACACGGATTACCCGGATTTAACAAATGTGTGTTACGTTCGGAAGGTGGAAAAAAAGGAAAAGTAGGTATTTTAGTCGATGGTAAACCAAAATTATTACGTTTTGGCGATGCTTCGATGGGACATAACTACTCTGCAGAGGCTAGAAAGTCTTTTAAAGCACGTCATGCAAAGAATATTGCACGGGGAAAGATAAGTCCTGCGTATTGGGCTAATAAATGTTTATGGGCAGGTAAAGGGGGCAGTACAAAATCACCCCCAAAGTCTCAGAAACACAAAAAAGGGGTATAATTTTAATGACAAAAAGTTTATACATATGTATAATAGGAAATAGGTGTTAATAAAACTATGTTTAATATTGACAAACCTAGAAAATCAGAATTATCAGACCAACAAAAGAAATTTCTAACTGTTTTATTTGGTGAAGCCAACGGTAATGCTAAACAAGCTGCAGAAATAGCAGGTTATTCTGAGTCATACTACCCTGATTTAGTTAAAAATTTAAAAGAAGAAATTATTAATCGAGCAGAAGAAATATTAGCCGCTCATTCTCCTAAAGCTGCACTTGGAATGATTCATGCTTTAGATGAAGATGGTTCTACTCCGGGAGTCAATATCAGAATGGAAGCTGCTAAACAAATTTTAGATAGAGTAGGTGTCTCTAAAAAAGAACGTATTGATATGAATGTCAAACAAGCAACAGGAATATTTATTTTACCACCTAAACATGGAACAACAGGAACAGCAGAATAATTATCAAAGACGTAAAAGACGAGCAAGAGTTATCCCTTTCGGATATAAAGTCGATGAGAATGACTCTGAATACCTTGTCCCTGTAGAATCAGAATTAGACGCATTAAAAGAAGCAGAAAAATATTTAAACAATTGCTCGTATAAGGAAGTTGCAGAATGGTTGATGAGAAAAACAGACAGGAAAGTGACGGGCATGGGATTACGCAAGATTCTAATGAGAGGGTGGTAGAACCGCCAAAACCTAAAGCTAAAGGTCGAAAAAGAAAAGTTGCTACCCCCAAGATTTCAGAGTCTGTAGCCAAAGCAAAAAAGTCTGCTACAGAATCTCTAACTCATTCTTACAAGCAAGTAGAAAAGGCTAGAGAAAAATATAAAGCTGAACAAGAAAAGTATAAAAATAAAAAAGAAAAGCTAAAAGATTTAGACAATGCTTTAGAAGGAAAAGTTTCTACAGTCTTAGAAACAACACAGATTGAAGAAACAACTCCTAATATACAAAAAGTTTTAAAAGAACGAGAGGTTATCTTTGAACCTAACGAAGGACCTCAAACAGAATTTCTAGCTGCACCTGAACGTGAAGTATTTTATGGAGGTGCAAGAGGTGGTGGAAAATCTTATGCGTTATTAATTGACCCATTAAGATATTGCCACAAACCTGCTCATCGTGGTTTATTTATTAGACGTACGATGCCTGAGTTAAGAGATATTATTAATCATTCTCTTAATCTTTATCCAAAAGCCTATCCCGGTGCAAAGTGGAGAGAGCAAGAAAAGGAATGGAGATTTCCCTCAGGTGCTAGAATAGAGTTTGGATACGCTGAGAACTTAACTGATGTTTTACGTTACCAAGGTCAATCATATACTTGGATTGGAATAGATGAACTACCTCAGTATCCAACCGAAGATATTTATAATTTTCTTCGGTCTTCTTTGCGAAGTGTTGACCCTGAAATACCAGTGTATATCAGAGCAACAGGTAACCCCGGAAACGTAGGTTCTCATTGGGTAAAGAAAATGTTTGTTGAACCCGGTGAACCTAATAAAGCTTTCAATGTAGAAATACCTACAATGGCAGGAACAAAATCTATTACCAGAAGATTTATCCCTGCAAAGCTACAAGATAATCCTTATCTGATGCAAACAGATGATTATCTTATTATGCTTTCTTCTTTACCTGAAGTTCAGCGTAAACAGTTTCTAGAAGGTGACTGGGATGCATATGAAGATTCTAGTTTTCCAGAGTTTAATCGAGATATTCATGTATTAGAAAATTTTGATATTCCTAATAACTGGATGAGATTTAGAGCAGCAGACTGGGGCTATAGTTCTCCCGCTTGTTGTTTATGGTTTGCAGTAGACCACGATAATGTGATGTATGTTTATCGAGAACTATATACACAAAGAATTACTGCCGATGAATTTGCAAGACAAGTTATAGATTTAGAATATGGTGAATATATTCGCTATGGTGTTTTGGACTCTTCTACTTGGGCTAACAGAGGTGATATTGGACCAAGTATTGCTGAAACAATGATTAAAGAAGGTTGTCGATGGAGACCCTCTGACCGTAGTCCTCGAAGTCGTGTTAGTGGTAAAATAGAAATCCATAAACGATTAAAGATAAATGAAGATACAGGTGAACCTAATCTATATATTCTTAATAACTGTAAAAACTTATTAAGAACTTTACCGATGCTACCACTAGATAAAAGCAACAGTGAAGATGTAGATACCAAAGCAGAAGACCATGCGTATGATGCTTTAAGATATGGATGTATGAGTAGACCCGTTCATCCTCATAGCTTACAAACACATTCACCTTTATCAAGAGAACAAAAGTTTAAACCCGTAGATGAAGGATTTGGATATTAAAAAAAATATTAAGATAGGATATCGAACATACGCTATCGAAAAAAATGATAGAGTATGGAATAAGCAAACAGAATCCTACGGACAGTTTCTTTCTAAAGAAGGTATTATTTGTATGTCTTCTGAAGAGGATAGTATATCACAAGCAAATACATTGTTACATGAGATACTCCACGGTGTTGTGTATCAATGGGGTCTAGAATCCGAACTTGATGATAAAGAAGAACGAGTAGTCAATACATTAGCAAATGGATTAACAACAGTTTTTCGAGATAACCCGTGGTTAATAAACTTTATAAAAAATAAAGTTGAGGAGGAAAAAAAGAATGATGAAAAAAAGTGAAATGAGCAAAGAGATTTCCACTGAATTAGGTAAAACTTACAAGCAAGGTGAGTTAAGTTCTGCTGCTGATGGTGCTGTAAAAAACAGTCTATTAACACAGGGCGGTGCATTTCCTGCAGATGCTTATGCTGAAGGTAATGTTGCTTATCCTAAACAAGGTAAAGGAGAAGTCGATGCATCTATCCTTAAAAAATATTCTCAAGGTGACCTTGCAGAATAATATTTAATGGACATAACGAACGATATAGATACAGGCGTTGATACTTCAGCATCATTAAAAGATGAAGAAGTAGAACTGCATGGTTTAGGTGCTTTAATAGAAGAAAAACTTAAGGTATCAGAAGATGCAAGATTATTTGACGAGAAAAGATGGTTAAGAGCGTATAGGAACTATAGAGGAATCTATGGTCCTGATTTAGCTTTTCGTGAAAACGAAAAGTCTAAAGTATTTGTTAAGATAACAAAAACAAAAGTTCTTGCTGCTTATGGTCAGATAATTGAAGTTTTATTTTCTCAAGGAAAGTTTCCTATTGGTATTGAACCAACCACAATACCAGAAGGTGCTTCCGAATATGCACATCTAAAACCTGAGGGTCAACAACAACAGCCTGAAAGCCCTTATGGTTTTCCGGGAGATGGAAAAGAAATAAAACCCGGCACAACCATTAATGAAATATTAGGTGGCTTAAAAGATGAATATGGTTCGTTACCTTTTGAAGAGGGGGCAGCCCCTGACTTAAAATCCATGCCACAAATTGAACCGGCAAAGATGGCATCGGAGAATATGGAGAAAATGATTCATGACCAATTAGATGAATCTTTAGCTACGACTGTATTACGACATATTATTTTTGAAATGACTTTATTAGGAACAGGTATTCTAAAAGGTCCTTTTAACTATGAAAAGAAATTACACAGTTGGGATAGAAATGAAGATACAGATGAATTATTTTATAATCCAAAAACAAAACTAACTCCTAAGATAGAGGCAGTTAGTTGTTGGGATTTTTATCCTGACCCTAATGCAACATCTATTGAAGATTGTAATTATGTTGTTCAACGTCATAAACTTACAGCTTCGGATATGCGTGATTTACTAAATAGACCTTTCTTTAGAGAAAGTGCTATTAAAAATTGTATTGAAGCAGGTCCTAATTATCAACAGCGTAGTTTTGAAACTTCATTATATGATAGAGAAAATGAAGCAGACTATGAGCAAGATAGATTTGAAGTATTAGAGTATTGGGGAAAAATGGATGCTACACTTGCAGAAGAAGCAGGTTTAGAAATTAATCCTGACGAAGTCGATGTTTTAAATGAAGTAGATATTAATGCTTGGGTATGTAATGGTCATATTTTAAGATTAGTATTAAATCCATTTACACCATCAAGATTACCGTACATGGTATGTCCTTATGAAATCAATCCTTATCAATTCTTTGGCGTGGGCATACCTGAAAATATGGATGACTCTCAACAAATTATGAATGGTCATGCAAGAATGGCTATCGATAACTTAGCACTAGCAGGTAACTTAGTGTTTGATGTTGATGAGACAATGTTAGTTCCCGGACAAGATATGTCGGTCTATCCCGGAAAAATATTTAGAAGACAAAGTGGTCAAACAGGTCAAGCTATTCATGGTTTAAAGTTTCCTAATACAGCAAATGAAAACTTAATGATGTTTGATAAGTTTAGACAATTGGCAGATGAATCAACAGGAATACCTTCTTATTCCCATGGACAAACAGGTATTCAATCAACAACAAGAACTGCTGCAGGTATGTCGATGTTATTAGGTGCTGCAGCTTTGAATATTAAAACAGTTATAAAAAATATTGATGATTATTTATTAAGACCCTTAGGTGAATCTTTATTTGCGTGGAATATGCAATTCAATAAAGACACTAATAAGATTAAAGGAGATTTAGTCATTAAAGCAAGAGGTACATCTTCTTTAATGCAAAAAGAAGTAAGGTCACAAAGATTAATGACATTTATGCAAGTGGCATCGAATCCTGCTCTAGCACCTTTTGTAAAGTTTCACACAATACTTAAAGAGATTGCTAAATCGATGGATATTGACCCTGAGCAAGTTATTAATGACCCAGAGAAAGCAGCCTTATATATGAAAATGATGGGAGGTCAAGATGCAAATCAAACAACTGGGAATGTTGGTGGAGTCCCCGGCATGGGCGGTGCTGGAGGAATACCTACAGGAGCAAATCCAAACGACCCAACGGGCGTTGGAGGTGGCAACATTGGAACTGGAAGTGTTCCGACTGCAGGGGAAACTCAATTCTCTTCGCCAAATATTAGCCCTGAAGGAACAGGTGAATAGAAAATAAAATGGCAGAAACAAAAACAGCAGAAGCATTATCTCAAGAAGTAAAGAAAAAAGATTTTGGTATTTACAACCAAGGTAGAATAAAACTTAATTATAATGAAGAAACTCAAGATTGGTCTGAACAATATGAACCTGTTAAAGGTTATAAAATGTTTATACCCCCAGTTCCTCAACAAGTTAAATTACCTACAGATGTAACAGTACCCGAGACTCCTGCTGCTGATACACCTACTACAGAAGTTACTCAACCTGCTACGCCTATTGTACAGGCTAGAGATTCAGGAGAAAGTTTTGCTGAAAGACAACAACGTGAAATGATGGAGCGTTTTGGTCCGGGTCAAGACCCAATGCAAACAGCAGATAGAATAGCAAGTATATTTACACCCGGCACAGAGCAGTATAGTTATTATAAATCTATGGGTGCTTTAAATTTATTAGATACAGGAAACTTAACAGTAAATTTTGACCAGATAGATGAAAAAGGTGGTTATGGAATACCCTCTTTATTAGGTGGTGCTTTAAAATTTGCTGAAAAAGATATCATTAAAAATACTTTAAATAAATTAAAGTTTGCAGGTATTTTAGAAGGTGGACCTGACCAAATAGAAGATGCAGAAGGAATTTATGCATTTAAAGTTAACCAAGATAAGTTTGACAGCTATGTAGAAAATGCTCCTAAGGTAGCAGATTTACTAAGAGGTAATAGAGAAATATTAGAACAGCTTGGTAAATTAGATAGAAATGAAGTAGATGAGTTTGTTGCTGATATGGCAATAGGTATGTCTGATGATAATACAAGAAATGTTATTGAAAATGCATTACAAGGAAAAACAAAAGGGGCAGCAGCAGCTTTAATTTCTTTCCAATCAGGTGAAGAATTAGACTTAGATAAAAAAGGTTTCTTTGGTAATAATTTTTACAGTGACCAATTTAAAGAAGATTATAATAGAACTATGGAAGAATTACAACAATCCCAAGAGGATGAAGCACCTAAAGAAGATAAAGGTAAAGATGATACAAGAGAATTAGTAGCAGAATCAGGAGACCCTAAAGCACAAGAATTATTAGAAGAGTTAGACGATTTATTACAACAAAAAGATTCAAAATCTTCTGGAGGAGGAGGTGGACCAGTTACTGGTACAACTAAACCCGGAACTTCATCTGGGGGAGTTCCTAAAGCAGGAACAGGGTCTTCAGGACCACCCGGAAGAAACTATTCTAGTGGTTCTTCATCTAAATCATCATCTAGTGGAGGAAGTAGTAAATCCTCTTCATCATCTAGTGGTTCAGGAACTAGAAGTGGATTAGTTAGTTCTAATAAAAATAAATCTACTACATCAAAAGCACCTACCGGAACTAACAGACCGGGATTTTAACAAGTTTCTACTAACGTAGGAAAGCACTAGAATTTCTCTAGTGTTTAAAAGGGCTACCTAGGATAACCTAGCCCCCTTATTTTTTACGACAAAATAAGAGCTACCTGTTACCATTCGCAGCCCTCGTAACTTAAAGGAGTTATTCATGAATGAAGAAGAAAAGCAAACTGAAGTTATTGAGGAAGGCAAAGAATCAACACCTGTTGAGACTAAGTCTGAATCATTAGCAAGTCCAAAACCTTACAAGAACAAAGACCGTGAGGATGTTTGGAAAGAAGATGAACCCAATAACGAACAGAGTGCAGCTACCGTTGACAAGGACACCGAAGAAACATCTAAGGCTACTCCGGATGAACAACGCCCTGCAAGTGCTGAAGAGAAAGTGTTTAAGAAACGCTATGACGACCTTAAACGCCATCACGATTCAACCATCGGAAAGCACAAAGATGAACTTTTAAGACTTAAAAAGCAAGTCGAGGAAGCTACTAAAAAAGCCTATCTTCCACAAATGTCTAAAGATGAATTAGATGAGTGGAGAAAAGATAATCCTGAGATGTATGATGTTATGAAAACATTAGCATATGAGGAAGCTGATGAAAAATCAAAAGCTGTTGAAGCTAAATTAGAAGAGATTAAAAATGCTCAACTAAACTTAGCAAGAGAAAAAGCAGAAGTGGAATTATTAAAATTACACCCTGACTTTTATGAAATCAAAGGCAGTGATGAGTTTCATGAGTGGGCTGATAAGCAAGATGACATGATTAAAGGTTGGTTATACAACAACTTTGATAATGCAAAACTTGCTGCTAGAGCAATTGATTTATATAAGATGGACTCAGGTTTATCTAAAAAAGCAAAAGTATCTAGTGCAGAAGCTAAAATAGAAGCAGCAAAAGCTGTTACTAAAACTCGTACTGGCGATGAAAACAAAATGAAAGAAAAAAGAGTTTGGAGTTTAAAAGAAATTTCAAAACTTAAACCTCATGAGTTTGATAAGTTAGAAAAGGAAATCGATGCTGCTAAAAAAGAAGGTAGAATCACATCTTAACTAATAACTAATATCAAATAAGGAGAAAAAAAATGGCAGTATCAAGAAGTTCCGGTTACGGAAATTTGCCTAATGATAATTTTATCCCACAGATATTTAGTCAAAAGGTTCAGAAATTCTTCAGAAGAGCGTCTGTTGTTGAAGATATCACAAACACAGATTATGCCGGAGAAATTGAAAATTTTGGCGATACTGTAAAAATTATCAAAGAACCTGTAGTAAGCGTACAGTCTTACACAAGAGGTTCAGTAGTAAACCCGCAAGACTTATATCGAAGAAAGACATTCTCACATTAACTTTGAGAGTGTTGCAACTTCTTCTGGTGCGTATGCTCTTAAGAATAACTATGACCAAAACGTATTATCAAATATGTTCTCAAGTGCTGGAACTACAATTGGTTCAGACGGTTCAGGACAGGATGTAGGTTTTGGTACTAATGAGATTGACCCATTAAACGTATTGGCTAATCATTCTAAGAGACTAAACGCAGCAGATATCCCATTTGAAAACAGATGGTTTATCGGTTCACCTGCTTTCTATGAGCAGCTACAGCAAACTGACTCTAAGTTACTTGACACACGTTTCTCAGGAGACCAAGCTGGTGTTCTAAGAAATGGTAAAGTGTATGAAGGAATCATTGGTGGTTTCGCTCTATATATGAGCAACAACTTACCTGCTTCTTCAACATCTAACTATGAGAAAATCATGTCAGGTCATATGTCTTCTACATCAACAGCAAATCATATTGCTAAGATTGAAGTAGTAAGAGACCCTGATTCTTTTGCTGATGTTGTACGTGGTTTACACGTTTTCGGAAGAAAAGTATTAAGAACAGAAGCTCTCTTAGCAGAGCATATTTTAGTAGACTAAAAGGAGGATAACACACTATGGCAGCTTATGACAGTAATGTTACTTCAACTAATCTCCCTTCTGAAAGGGGGTCTAGTATTCCACGAGTAATATCAGACGTAGTAGATTTTTCTTCTACTACTAATGCATCAGGCGATACATTTGATGTATTACCTGTAGCAGCTAACTCTTTAGTTTTAGCTGCAGGTGTAGATGTAATGACAGCAGATACTGCTGGTAATTCAGGAACAATTGCAGTTGGTGATAGCGTAGACGCTGACCAGTATGCAGCAGCAGCAACCGTTGCAGCAGCAGGTCAAATGACTACTCTTGATGCTAACTACGCATACTCTTCTGCAGATGCAATCAGACTAACTATTGGTACTGGTGCTATTAATGCAAAAGTAAGAGTATGGGCTTGTGTAATATCACTTGATGGTGGTGGAACAAAAGCAGATACTGATTCACAAACATCAACATTTGCGTAATCAATAAATAATAAAGGGGGATTTATTCCCCCTTTAACTTAAATACTAATGCCAATATACGTTTATGAAAATACAAAGACAGGTAAAGTTTGGGAAGAAGCTTTATCTTATGAAGATAGAGATAAACCTGTTAATAGCAATGTAATTAGAATACCTGCAGCTACTAATATGTTACGTATTCTAGATACTAATGAAAATAAATTTAGAGACCACTTAGGTAAAATGGTTCAACAAGGTTATAAAGAAAGAGATACTCTAGAAAAAAGAGGATTAATAAAAGTTTCTAATGCAGAAAAAGAAAGCAGAGAGAAACGAAAACAAAAAAGGAAATGGGTGTAAATGAATTACTTAGAATTATGTAACGCTGTATTATTAGAACTCAATGAAGTTGAACTAACCACTGCTAACTTTGCAGGTAGTAGAGGCGTTCAAACAGCAACAAAAGAGTTTGTTAATAAAGCTATTTCTGATTTATACAATGCAGAAGTAGAATGGGCATGGTTACATACTTCTAAAACAGAAGACACTATTGTAGGTCAACAAGAATATGCTTTTCCTAATGATATGAGAAAAGTAGATTTTGAATCTTTTTATCTTACTCCAAAACAAGTTATATCTAATAATGAATTTACCAGCGATATATCTAACTGGACCACAGTATCAGGTTCACCATCTTATTCCTCTTTAGGTAATGGTCGTTTATTATTAAATAATTCAGAAGTAACTCAAGCTGTTACAGTCACTACTAATAGACCTTATCAATTAGCAGTAAGAGTAATGGGGGGTACAGTTAATCTTAAAGTAGGTACTTCATCAGGAGACAGTAGTATTATTAATAGTAATATTAGTGTTACTAATGTAGGTGAAGGTAGGATGCATTATGCAATATTTACTCCTACTGTTTCTACTATTTACGTAGGTTTAGCTAATACTGCTACTGCAGATTACTATGTAGATTTTATAAAATTAGCAGAAGACTTCCAACCTTTTAAATTAAGATACATTTCTTATGATGATTTTTTAAGAGAGTACAGTCACAGAGATTTTGATACAGACGTTAAATATAAAAAACCAGATAGAGTTTATCGCACACAAAACCATACAAGTTTTGGTTTAACGCCTATACCAAATAAAGATACTTACACTATTAACTATGAGTATTTTAAAACCCACACTAATTTAAGTGCTTCAACAGATGAGCCTTTATTACCATCAAGATATCATCATGTTATTGTTAATAGAGCAAAATATTATTTATATAAATTACGTTCAGATGTACCAATGGCAAATATTGCTAATGCTGAATATGAAGATGGTGTTAAAAGAATTAGAATAGAGATGTTAAACAAACCTGACTATGTAAGAGATTTAAGAGTTAATTTAAATACTATATCTTCAGGGGGCTTAACTAACGTCTAATGCCTGATACTTCTTCTTTAGCCCCTGCAATAGTAAGTTGCTCTGGGGGATTAGTTCTTAACCGAGATGTATTTTCTATGTCTCCGGGAGAGGCTCTAGAGTTAAAGAATTTTGAACCTGATATTACAGGCGGGTATAAAAAGATACTAGGAACAGAATTATATAATTCTAATATTGTACCTCAAGTTTCTGCATCTAGTGAACGTGTTGTTTTTTCTGCTATCTTTAATGATGTTGTATTAGCAGGTAGAGGTGGAAGTATTCATCGTGCAGGTACAACAGGGTCATGGACATCTGTAGTTACAGGACTAGGAACACCCACTGTTAATTATGAATTTAGAAGATTTAATTTTGATGGTACAGATAAGATTGTTATTTGTTCTGCTACATCAACACCAAGAATAGTCGACACAAGTTATAGTGTTACTAATGTTAATGCGACAGGTAGTGCTAACTTTCAATTTGTAGAAATATTTAAAAATCATATTTTCTTTTCAGGTGATTCTAGTAATCCTCACTCCGTAAAATTTATGTCTCCTTTTGGAACTAATGATTTTACAACAGCAAATGGGGGTGGTGAAATTAAAGTAGATTCTCCTGTTGTGGGTCTAAAAGTTTTCCGTGATAATTTATTTATCTTTTGTAGAGATGAGATATTTAAAATTATAGGAACATCATCTGCTGATTTTCAATTACAACCAGTAACAAAAAAGATTGGATGTTTAGATGGTAGAACAATTCAAGAATTTGGTGGTGATGTTATTTTTCTTGCACCCGATGGTTTAAGAACTATTGCAGGTACAGATAGAATCGGTGACGTAGAGTTAGGAACTATTTCTAAACAAGTACAAGAGATTATTGATAATATTACTATTCATAATTTAAATTCTTTAGTTATCAGAAACAAATCACAATATAGATTATTTTATCCTGTATCTGTGGACCAATCTGAAAATGCAGCAAAAGGATTAATGTGTGTTATTAAAGGTCAGCCTGAAGGTGGAGCAGGATTTGAATATGCAGAACTTGAAGGACTAAAAGCATCATCTACTGATTCTGATTTTATTAGTAATGATGAAACTATTATATCAGGTGGGTATGATGGTTATGTCTATAAACAAGAATCTGGTAATTCTTTTGCACGAACAGGTTCTTCTGTTTCTATAAATGCTTTCTATAGAACTCCAGATATGACAATGGGTGACCCCGGTATACGTAAAAGTATGCAACGAGTTATTTGGAACTATGAAAATGAAGGTAACGTGGATTCTAATTTTAAAGTCAGATATGACTTTGATAGCCCACAAGTACCTCAACCCGCAGCCTATAACTTAACGACAGGAGCAGGTATTGCAGTCTATGGTCTATCTGCATCTACATACGGAACAGCAGTTTATGGTTCATCAGGTGCTAACTTGGTAAGACAACCAGTTGAAGGTAGTGGATTTACAGTGGCACTACGAGTAGAAGAAACATCCACTAACCAACCGATATCCTTTAAAGGTTATCAATTAGAATTTATACCCGGAGGGAGAAGATAAATGGGAACAACATATACAAGACAAGAAGCCAGTAACATTACTGACGGTTCGGTTATTGAGGCATCACACCTTAATAATGAATTTAATCAGTTAGTTAGTGCTTTTGCATCGTCTACTGGTCACAGTCACGATGGTACTGCAGCAGAAGGAGGTTATATACCTCTCATAGCTGATAGTGATGCTAATAATAAAATATCTGTAGACACATCCAATAACAGATTTGGTGTATTTGTTGAGGTATCTTCTAATCCTGTAGA